GCGCCCCCTCCCCGAGGTTGCCCAGTTCGATCGCCTTGGACACCAGGGTGGCGTGCGCCAGCCCGTAGGCCGCCGCAACGATGTCCACGTCTTCGTCGCGAAAGACACGCTGCGGACCATTGGCGGTCTGCTCGAACAGCGTGCGCACCAGCAGGCTGGCCGAGGCGCGGGTGTAATCCACGCCCGGCGCATCCAGCTTGGCGCGCACGGTGTCGTTGTCTTCGCCCGCCACCACGCCCGCGGCCGCCCAGATGGCGCGGATGTGGAACAGGTGGTCGCCGGCGCTGGGCGCACGCACGATGACGCGCGCATCCTGCCATTGCGGCACCGTGACGGCTTCGTGCTGAAAGCCGGCCAGGGGGTCGGCGGCCAGGCCGCGCAGGCCCGGGCCGCGGCCCAGGGCATTGATCGACGTGTCCGTCATGGCGCTCAGCCCCCGTTGGCGGGTGCGTCGGTCAGCTTGACGGCGCCGGTGACGCGCACGTTGAACGTGGCGGACACGACGTTGTCCAGCTGGCCTTGCCACTGGTACTGGGTGACCAGGCCCAGGAACTCGAACTTGGCGCCGTCGGCGAAGGTCACGCGGAACGCACGGGTCTTCTTGTCGCTGCGGGCGGCCACCAGGGCCTTCTGGGCAGGGTCGCCGGCCTTCCAGTTGCCGGCCATGCTGAAGGTGCCGCTGTCGTCCAGGCCCAGGGCGTATTCCTTGGCCGTGGACTTGAGCACGGTGACGTCGATCTCGGTGGTCTGGCCGCCCTGGAAGTTCGGGTCCTTGATGGTGATCGCCAGATCGGCGTAGGTCAGGCCAGCGGCGCCCAGGTCTTCGGTGGCCGTGGTGGACACTTCCAGCTGCGTGCCTTGGGTTTGAACGAATTGCGAAACGGTAGTACCTGCCATTGCAGACTCCAGAAAAAAGCCCGCCATGGGCGGGCAGCTGCGGCTACCCCGGGGTTCCGGCGCAACCATGAAAAAGGCCCCGTGGCGAATGCCACGAGGCCTGGTCAGCGTGTTGAGGATGAAATGTCGAAGCCGCTGCGCCCGCACGCTGCGCGATGCCGGCGCTGCACGGATGCTGAAAAGAAAAACCCGCGGGCAAGCACGGGTTTCGTGTAGGCCAGCGGGTTTTTTTTCTTCGGGCGCAACTTGCCCCGACGACTGAATTATGCGCGGGCCTTGTAGGGGCTGCAAGCGTTTGCGCGATCAGCGTGTCGCACTTGCGGAGCGGTCACCAGCGAACGTCGGCGCAGCGCGGGTAACAGCGCGACCTTGGCCTCTTGGTAGGCGGCGTGCTGCTGTTCGGGCGTCATGCGCGGGTTGCTGAATACGCGCGCCCCGGCCGCCTTGTTGCCGGCGTGCACGCCGATGGCCGAACGTTGCTGCCAGGGCAGTTCGTCGATGCACAGTTCGGTCTGCTCGCCACGCGCGGCGGTCAGGCGTGCGTCGATGTCTTCATCGTCGATGTAGGCGTCGTCCGGCATCATGCCGCGTGCAAAGGCCGATACGCGGCCCACGCCCAACTTGGGGCGGTAGCCGCGGCTCCAGTGGTACCACTCCATGATCAACGCTTCGACCTGGTCTGATTCTTCTCGCGTCATGCCCTGCCCCTTCTGAATGCTTGCGCGGGCCGTGCGGTCCGCATTGCCCGCCGGCCGCGCGGCGATCGAGCGCGCAATCGCGGCCCCCGCCTGCGATGCCGCCACTGCCCAGCCTTGCGGTGCCCGCAATGCCATGTTTGCTGCCTGATCCATATGCCGCTCCTTGCCGTTGAGTTCGTTGCCGGGGTGAGCCGCCTGGGGGCTGTCCCGGGAGTGCGCCGCGAGGGCGCCTGGTGCGCGGACCGGCGGGATCGCCGGTCGGAAAGGTTGTCGGGAGAAGTCTTCTGGTAGCGAAACGCTACCTACGCTTCCGTCTGATAACAGCACGCGTTTTGGGTAATTCATGCCTAGAATTCTACAAGTGTATAATCACCTTTTCAACATTTGTTGTTGCACAACATTCCACAACTGTTTAGCGTCCGCACCATGGCTCTCGGAAAACAAATCAGGCGCTACCGCGCCGCGCTCGGTCTCACCCTGGAACAGCTGGAAGCCCGTACGGGCGTGGGCGTGGGCACCATCGCCGCGCTCGAAGGGCGCGATAGCGAACGCTCGAAATACGCGGCTCGGCTGGCGGCCGGATTGGGCTTGTCGCTGGAACAGCTGCTGGATGAAGCGGCGCAGTACCCGCCCGACACCGTGCTGTCAGCGCCCGAGGCGCTGGTGCGTCTGGACGATGGCATGGCCGACGACTTGCGCATCCCGCGCTTCGATACCGGTGGCGCCATGGGCGCCGGGGTCGAACTGCGCGACCAGCCCGGCGTCATCCAAAGCCTGCGGGTCAGCCAGGAATGGCTGCACAAGAATCTGCGGCATTACACGTCGGTGGGCAACCTGTGCGTGGTCACCGGTTTTGGCGACAGCATGCGGCCCATGTACAACCCCGGCGATCCGCTGCTGGTGGACCTGGGCGTGGCCAAGGCCGACATCGACGGCATCTATTTCTTTCGGGTGGGCAACGAAGGCTTCATCAAGCGTCTGCAACGCATTCCCAGCGCGCAGGGGTTGTTGATTCGCGCCAAATCCGAAAACACCAAGTACGACGCCTGGGACATCACCGAAGACATGGACCTGCAGATCTTCGGGCGTGTGCTGAAGGTGTGGCGCAGCGACGACTTCTGAGACGCGCGATCGCATGCGTGCGATCCGACGCGTGCCGGCCTGCTTGGCCCGGCCGGCGCTTGGCCACCCGATTCGCCCGCTTGATTCACGGCAGCGCCGCACTCCCCCTACTGCGCGACCCGTTGCAGCGACGGGGTTTGCCACGAGCCATCCAGCAGCGCGGGCTTGGGCCAGTAATAGCGCATCGCCACCATGAACGGGCCCGGTGGCGTGGGTAGCCAGTTGGCCTCCTGCCCCTTGCCCGGCGATGCCGATTGCAGGGCAAGCGTGACGCCGCCATCGCGGTCGCGCTTGAGCGACGACAGCGTCGCCGCGTTGATCGTGTAGCGCTTGGCCGCGTTGGCCACCAGCGTTTGCCCGGGCAGTTGATACAGCGTAACCGACCAGTAGGCATTGACCGGCGGCAGGCTTTTCGGGGCAAAGCGCAGGGTGTAGGCGCGCGTGCCATCCAGCGGCTGCCCGGCGCTGTCTTGTTCGATGACCGGCGCCAACGCTTCCTCGCGGCTGCTGCCGCCCAGGTCGACCTGGGCGCCTGCGGCACGCGCCAGGTAGTCGTTCCTGAAGGTGCGGCGGTCGGCGAACAGCGTGTCGGTCTTGCCGGCCAGCGCCACGCGGCGCTTGTCGATATCGTTCTGGCCGTCGTGCATGCCCTCTTGCATCATCTGCCGCAGGCGGGGGTTCATGCGGTCGGTCACGGCGGGTTCACCCGGCCGGATGCGTAGGCTGTCCAGGCGCCGGCGCAGCGTTTTTTCGCTGTGCTCGACGGGCGCGAACTGCAGCAGGAAGGCCAGCTGGTTGTAGAACTCGAGCGAGCTGCGCATTTGCGCCGGGGCTTCCGGCGCGATCCACGCAACGGGTGCCGGCGCGGGCGGCGCGGCTTTTTTCAGGAAGGCCGACAAGGGCTGAAGCTTATAGCCTGCCTGGATGCGCTTGACGTTGGCCAGGTCGGACGCCGAATACAGCAAGGTGCGCCCCGACAGCGTGACCAGTTCGGTTTCGGCCACGATGACCTTGGCCACGTGCTTGGGCGCCGTGCCCTTCCAACGCGGGCCGGCGATCAGGAAATGGCCCCCGCCATTGCCCGTGGCGCGGCTGCCGATATAGGCAAAATTCTGGCCGTACAGGTCTGTCAGTTGCAGCGCGAAATAGCGCCGGGATTCCATGGGCGGCACGCTGACCACGACCGGCTCGGCCCGCAGATCCAGCACGGCGGATGACGTGGCGGTTTCGAGATTGGGCGCCGCAATGCCAGCGTCTTCTGGCGTGTACACCCGCGCGACGTGGTGGAACGTGTTGAAAGGGCCGCGATACTGTGAACCGGTGGAATCGATGTTCGTGGCGTACACCGCCTGGTAGCTGGCGACCATGGGGTAGCCGTATACATAGGCTTCTTTGGCAATGCGACGGGCCTCGGG